AACATCCAGTTCTTCCTCTTTGATAAGTTTGACAAGTTCTGCTTTTTTCATTTTGTTGATTTCATCTTCTGTAACATCTTCGCAATCTTCATCTTCTTGATCATCTTCTTGATCATCTTCTTGATCATCTTCATAAGAAGTTTCACTATCCTCTGTCAAACCTATCTTCTCGCAAAGATTATCAAATTTGCTTTCCAGCTTCTCTACAAGTTCTTCATAGAGTTCATCTGCCAATTCCATTGGATCTGCATCTTCTTTTACATTCTCTGATAAAGCAAGATTTACTTTTGCTTTTCCAAAATCAGCAGCAGTTCCAACAGCAACAGTCAACCTTCTATCTCTCATGAAAACTTTTTCCATAAGTACTTTGCTCACTTTACCTTTTTTCATTTTTTTGTCTTTAGCCATGTTTTAATCTCCATTAATATTTTTTCTTACGTTTTGGTTTAAGCTTTTCCATCACTCCGTCATATACATTTTGACATAGATCAAAAAGCTCTTCCTCACAATTGTTATCTTCAACGAATTTAATAAGATTAGAAATTGATATTTTGTCCTCAATAAATCCTTTTGTATTTACTGATTTTTTTGTACCAGTCCAATCACCTTCATCCATTAAAAAATTTACACATGAAGCAATATTATCAACACCATAATCAAACAGTATCGGAAAGTATGCTTCTCCATGTCTACCTGTTAATTTGTTTTTGGTTATTTTTGCTTGAACATTTGTGACAACAGTTCTTTTGCCTTTTTTCTCTTTTTTCTGACAAGCAAGCCAGATCTCATGAAATGCATAGAATTTTAATGCTTTGCCACCTGATCTGGTTTTAGGTGTAAACATTGAACCAAATCCTATATTGTCACGAGTTTGTGAGATTATTATTAGAACAGAACCGTGATCAGCTAAATCTTGAACCCGTTGGGAAAACATTTCAGATGCTTTTTTGGCTTTACCATCACCATAACTTCCTGCTGTTTGATTTCCCTTTTCTCTTTTTTTACGGTTATTAGAATCTTTTTCTATTGCTGCTTCTGAAGTAAGAGCATCAAACGAATCCAAAAGATAAATAAAAGGTTTATCTTCTTTTAAGGCACGAGCAAGATTATCATTCAAATCTTCAATTGTTTTACTTCTTATATCCTGTTCAATACGTTCATCTACTTTTTTTCCAAAAAGATAAGGTATATCAAATTCGTTTGCAGCTTCAACATCATCATTGATAAATCTAAAGTTATCAAATCTTTTCAAAAGAGAACATTCAGCAAAAATTGTTAAGCCGAATAGTGTTTTTCCAGCATGTGAATCACCTATTAGATTCACCAGTTTTCCGAGCAAAAATGCGCCTTTGATACTACCAGAACATTCAAGATTAAATGTGGTAGATCCTGTTGGTACAAGTTTATTTGTATCAATTTTTTTGGATTTTACTATCTCTTTATTTAAAGACTTTTCAAACCCTTTTTTAATTTTAGTTATCTTTTTGATTTTACGCATAGTTTACCTTTTTCTACGGGAAGTTGTCCTTTTTCTTCTTTTTCTTTTCTTCCTTTTTGGTTTACTATCAAAGTTATCATCAGGAATATCTTCGTCATCTTTCCAAATATCACTATCTTCATTTTCATTTTCATCTTCAGGACTACTATCAAGAAGATTCATTTTCTTGAGTGTTCCCCTAAATTCTTTTTCAATCTCTTTATAAGATGGATGCATATTAACAATACTGTCTAATGCAAATGTTTGATCAAGAATTTTATTTGGAATAGGTGATTCTCTTGTTATGAAACGATGTCCAAGATAATCGGTGTTTGTCATACCTGATCCCTTACGTGTCCATGCAAGAGACTTCCCTTTATCAGGATCTGAAAATTTTTCGTAACCACCACCTCTTGGAAGTTTTGCAATTTCTTCAATCTTTTCTTCCATAAAATAGTGAGCAGCTTCAAAGATTTGAATACCTTTTTTCTCCTCTTCTCTGCTGTCATGAATCCACAAAAAGTAAACAACTCTATGTTTGGCAACAAGTTTCTTCCAATCTTCCTTGTCAAGTCTATTTGCTTTAATGAATTCACATATTGGACATTCTTTTCCAAAATTTTCATACGGACAAACATACGGTTTTTTCATTTTACCTACATTTGTATGTACAAATAGGTCAAGAACATAATCAAAATCACCTTCTTCAGTGATAGGCTTTAACTTATCATCAAATGGCATATCTGGACCAGCTTCAAAAGGGATAATGTCTGCAATATGCTCACCCTCTTTACAACTCCAGAATTCAATGCCTTCAGGCACATTTTCTTTTATAAAGATAGTTGGGAATCTACCACCCCCAGTTTTCTTTGTGCCAGCATTGTGTCTTCTTCCAAGACTTTTGCCACCACGTCTTTTTTTCATACGATCTCTAAAACTCATAATTAACTCCTGTTTTTCTTTTTCGTTAAACGGGACTTTGCCCTGCTACCATTTTTGTTCAATCTTTCTTTTTGCGCTCTTCTACCCCCTTTCTCTTTTAATTGTGAGTACTTATTTTTAGGTTCTGAATGATATCCTGTTATTCTTAATGAGACAAGATTCTCCAAAGCTCTTTTCCTATGTTCAAAGGCATTCTTAGCACTGAGCAGCACATTAACATCTCTTGTTGAATTTATAAATGCCCTTTCTGCTTTTTTGTATTTTTTATGTGATGTTATGAATTCTTTTATTGCAGGTTCTGTTGGTTTTATATCAAAGAATTTTTCCCAATTCTTTTTAATCATGGAATACATTTTTGCATAAGTATATTCCATTTTAGATTTTTGTATGTCTCTTTCATGGATTGCATCTGCATGAGCTTCAGCATAATGTAGAAATAATGATGGTTGTTCAATCCATTCAGCCTCAAGATCATTTATATCTACACTGATATCTTTATTATAATCTCTTTCCATTATAAATCCTCTGTAAAAATACAATTGAATACTTTTGGCTTTCCTACCATTCTGAGACTATCCGGATGTTCTCCTACTATTTGCCTTAAAGTCTCTTCAGCTTCCCTTAAGGCTATTTTTTTGAGATTGACTAACCTTTTATCTTCTGAGAATTTACCACTCTTTATAACTTCTACCGTAAATTGGACTGTAGTTCTTACACTCATATTTCATTCCATTTTTTAGTTCCAAATGATTTCCATTCTGTTACTTCTTTCCATATAATATTGCTTCTGTCAACAAAGGCTAAATTCTTTTTTCTTAATGTTCCTCTGCATTTATGGGAAGATCTTACAACAAATAATCTACCGCAGTAGATGCATTTGAAATTTTTCTTAACCCCCATTAAGCTTCATACCCCTCAAGTTCATTCTCTTCTGCAAACCAATCTTCAACTTCAACAGTAGAATCATCGTATTCTTCTATTAATGACATCGGAATCCATATGTCTTCAGTATCAAATCTGAAAAGAACAGCTTTATGTGTTGAATGAACAACTTTATCATGAAGTAAAATCATTAGTCCGGTCTTTCAGTTACTTTTATTCCCATAAGATCCATTGCTTGCTCAACCCCTGCAATCGAATCTTGCACAAGGCATGATATTTCATATTTAGGATCTTCCAAATTTTCTGGTCTTTTACTTGAAATTATTACCGAGTTGACAATACCCATAAATTGTCGTTGCGTAATTACACTAATTGGTGTTTCCATTTTATTCTCCTCCAAATATTGCTTCATAACAAGCACAAGATAACCCTGCTTTCCCATCATCAAATAGATTCTTTCTAAATGGTTGCATCATAAAAAAGATTTCTTCACTACCGTTGTTCAAAAGGATAGCATTCATATATCCGAGAATAGCCCTTCTTGCACCTTCAGGATCTGTTTTTATTTCTTTTAACATTTTTTTAATTTTAGACCATTTTGTTTTCTGGGGCATATTATAACTTGTTAAAGTTCTGCATATGTCAATTACTTCAGACTCCCCTGTTCCAGCAGATTTCAAAGTTTCTATAGCCCTGCTTGCATCGTCCATATCAATAACTTGATCAAGGAGTTTGAGAGCTTGTCCAGCAGAACCATCTGAAAGTTCAATAATTTTATCACGCACTTCTATTGGAACAGACTCTCTTTTTTCTTTCTTCAGAATCTGTTTCATTAATTTATGCAAAATAGCATCTTTTAGTGGTTCCAATTCATATGCATGGCAACGTCTTTTTAATGTTTGTTTTAATGTTTCAGGATTTGTTGTGCAGAGTATCCAATGAACATATTCAGGGGGTTCTTCAAGAGCTTTTAGAAGTGCTTCTTGCGATGGTTTTGTTAACATGTGTGCTTCATCCAGTAGAAATACTTTTT